CAGCACCACTAGGAGGCTGCCGTACTACCAGTCTCTTTTGAGATTGGCAACAGCAGGATGCTCCACAAGTATGGGTTCATCAGAAAGAATTACCAATTCGAAAACTTGCTCTAAATCGACAAGGCCGAGGTCATAAACCTCCATCGCCCAATCCCGAAACTCGTCGTCAGAAACGAGCACCGTTTCAGATTTGATGGTTGGGACGATGTTGGCCAAATCGATCCCACTAATTTTTGCATGCCATGTCAGGTCATCCAAAGACAGCCTGGACGAATCTTCCATCACATAACGTTCGAGGAAGAAATCGCGCAAAAATGGAACATGCCGAAACTCGTAGGCATAGGAAAGGCTTTTGCCTGCCATGTACTGGCTGTGAGTTTTGTCTTCCGTGTACAACGCGCGGGCGTTGAACCGGCAAACGGCTTTGCCAATCAAGGGCACCATGCAAGGGTGCTCCCGATCGCAAATGAGCCGTCGGCTCAAGAATGTGGCATCACCCCAACAGGACGGTCGCTTTGCTTTCAACCTCATCCTAAAAGTTGAAACGTGCTCCACCCAAGCTTGCAAATCGATGGGCTTGTTCACTGCAGCCAAAAGATCGTCACCCAGAACGAGTGCGCGCGCGCAAGCGCCCTGGGCTTTCATGGCAGTGGTGAACATGCACCAATTGTACATTGAATTGCGAACCGTGGTGAATGTGGTACCGGTGGGGAGTTGGTTCTTCAAGGTAGCGGACAGGCCGAAATGGCGAGACCGGACCTTGAAGGTGTTGATTTCCTTGAGCAAGTGACGAAGCCAGTGAGGCATGTTGATTCTGCAAAGGAACGCGTCAAACAGCAAATGGACGCGTTTGCGCTGTTCCGTGTCGTTGGCAGAATAGTCGCCCTCCACTATGTGAGAGGAAGAAATGTCCGAACTAACGAAGTGCGCGAGAGTGGTGTCAGTCTGTTTGTAAGCCGTGAGTGACTCGACCCCGTCTATAGGGCCAAAGGCAAGGCACGCGTTAAAACGCTCCATGCACACCATGGCAGCGGGTCCGGTGACGCTGTTGAAAACGTCCG